GATGTAAGTTCATGCAGACAAGCCATCTCTGAGGCGCAGACCAACGAGAAAGACCAAAGACAGCAATCGAGAGACTGCACGACCTTTATCACAAAGAGCAATGGTCAGTGGGAAACTAAGGTATGGAATCGGTTTGGGCAGTTGAATCGACCTAGATACCAATTCGACATGATTAGCCCTGTATTGGATAACATTGCCGGTCAATTCGAGAAGTCTGTATTTAATGGCAAGGTAAAGCCCACTAAAGAGGGTGATAAGGCCGGAGCTGCATTGCGTGAAGGTATGCTTCGTTCTATTCAGAATTGGAGTGATGCCCATTTAATTTATAAGAATGTCGGTCGTAAGATTATCGAGCAAGGCTTTGGTGCTTTCTGTATTGATTATGATTACCTGGACGAAGATACATTCGACAAGGATTTATCTATTCGTGAGATTAAGAACGCAATCGACAGAGTTTGGTTTGATCAAAACTCAGAGCGTCAAGATAAAGCTGATGCTATGTGGGGCGTAGAGATTAAGTCTCTGTTGACGAGTGAGTTTAAAGATCAATTTCCTGATGCCGATGTTGTAAGCCTATCAACCGGCGATGATTACCACACTTATCCAAATAACAGGCAAGTTATTAATATTGGTAAGTTTTACTACAAGAAAGAGATCGAGCGCGAATTAGTATTGCTAAACAATGGCGCAATCTATGAAGCTTCTGAGTGGGAAAAGAACAAGCCACAAATGGAGATGATAGGTATAACTGAGGTAAACAGGCGTAAGCGTAAAGCCTACGAAGTTAAGTGTCGCTATATGAGTGGCGCTGAATGGCTTACTGATGAATACGATACGCCTTTTGAGTATGTTCCTATCATCCCTGCTTATCATGGCTATGACATTATCGAGGATAAAATCATTTGGAAGCGCATTGTCGAGAAGATGATGGACGCTCAACGAGTGATTAACTATGCCAAGTCAAGAGAGATAGAAGAAGGCGCGTTTTCTCCAAGGCGTAAGATATGGCTCACTAAAGAACAGGCTAAGGGGCATGAGGGCAAGCTAAAAACAATCAACACTAACTCAGACCCTGTACAGTTTTACAATCCTGATACAGCAGTGGGGAATCAGCTCCCTACAACCGGAGGCGCTGAGGTAAATCCTTCTTTAGTGAATATATACACTCAAGCGCAACAATCAATTGAGCAGATCAGCGGAATGTTTGCGGCCTCAATGGGCAAAAACCCTAATGACCAATCGGGTGAGGCGTTGAAGGTATTGGGTGAACGCTCAGACATGGGCAATAGCTCAATCTATAAGGATATGGAAATAGCTATAACTCACGCTATGAGAATAATTCTTAAGGCTATTCCTAATGTTTACGACACGACTCGCAAAGTGCCGGTGACTGGTGAAGATGGTGTTGTTGACGTTCAGACAGTAAACGAGCCTAAAACAGAGATGACTCCAGAGGGCGTTAAGTCAATGATGCTTAATGACCTTTCAGTAAATACCTATGATGTCACTGTTGAGATGGGCGCTACTTATCGAACACAGCAAGAGCAATCGAATCAAGCAATCTTGGCGGTTGCTGCATTGAAGCCTGAAATCTTAGATACATCGGCTGACATATTCTTGAATAACATTGATGCGCCTAATATGGGGCAGATACAAGAGCGTGTAAGAGGCCAAATGCTGCAGACCGGTGTTATTCCAATTGACCAGATGACAGAAGAAGAACAGCAAGAGATGGCAGCGCAAATGCAAGCCAATCAGCAGCCTAGTGAAGCTCAGATGCTAGCGGAGGCAGAAGCACAAGCTCGAATGATGGAAGGTCAAGCGGCTATCCAGAATGAAATCAACGATGCAGAAAAGAATCAGATAGAAATGATCAAGCTACAGTTGAAGAACAAAGAGCTAGATATTAAGGCAGCAGAGGTAGGTGCTAAAGTTGAGAATATCAACATAGACTCACAGCTTAAGAAAATTGAAGGCATTGAGAAGATTGTAAACACTGAGGCTAAACAGCAAGAAATGACTCAGAAAAGTGCTAGTTTTATGATAGACGCAATCAATCAAGGCCAAAGTGTTGATAATATAAATTAATTGAGTATTATTTAACCATAGGCTAACCCATTGCCTTTGAAATGGGGTTAAATCCGCAAAAGCGAAAGGTACACTATGCAAGATGAAAGTATGGGCGATGAGCCACAAGTAGAGCCACAAGCAGAAGTTAATACGGAAGCAGAGGCGCAAACCGAAGCACAGCCCCAAGTTGCAGAGTCATCACCTGCTAGTGAAGATCAACACGAACAAAAATCAAACGGCTTTCAAGAGCGAATCAATAAGGTAACTGCACAGAAGTATGCTGAGAAGCAACGAGCAGATGAAGAGGCGCGTAAACGTGCTGAGCTACAAGCTGAGTTAGAGTCAATCAAGGCTCAATCACAGCAAAGCTCGATTTCTATGCCTGATGAAGACTTGAAGTATGATGACCCTGAGTTATACGCTCAGAAACAGGCAGAATACACACGTCAAGTAGTCGCTCAAGAATTGGAAGCTGAAAGAAAGCAACGCGAAGCAATCGAAGCTCAGGCTTCTATGGAGTCGCAACAAAAAGCTGCTTATGATCGTTTTGTAGAGACTGCTACCACTGATGGTGTAGACCTCGATGAAGCTTTCCAGTCGGCTCAGTTGTTGGCTCAAATGGGAGTTGAAGGTTCTGCTTTAGATAGTGCATTGTCTGTGCATCCTAACCAGGCTGCGATGATGAATTATCTAGCTAAGAATCCGCATAAGTTTGATGAGTTAATGAAACAGAATCATCCTGTTTTAGCTCATGAGGCTTTGAAGAGTTTTGAGAGTGATGCGCTTGCTAAGAAAATAACGAAATCGCCCGACCCTATTCCTGATGTTGCCTCTGGCGGCGGAATGAAGGAAAATGATGAGTTTGGTGGTTTCTTTAAAAATGCATCTTTTGATTAAGGATTTAATCCCATGGCTAATAACTTAACTAGCAACACGGCTGAGAAACTCTTAAAAAAGTTTACAGCTAACTTCATGTCGGACACTGTTTTATTTCAAACTTGTGGCCGTGAAATTGTAAACGACTATGATGCCTCAACAGGTGGCGTAGTAAAAATGAAACGTCCTACTCGTTACGTTCCGCAGCTTACTGCTGATGGTGATTTAACTGGTGGCGATATTAACCCTATCTCAGTTGGTTCTGTTCTTGGTGAAGTAGGCCAGTACATTACTATTTTGGTTGAGACTAAAGACATTGAACGCGCTCTAGAGCTTGATCAGCTAGGCGATGGTACTCCAAACATGGACACCTTATTAGGTAGTGCTGCTACCGATATGAGTGTTGAGCTTGAGACTCAGTTAGGCAAGCGCATGATGGATGCAGCTGCATTATCTAGCGGTTCAATTGATACGCCTATTACTCAATGGTCAAACATTGCGGATTCAGGTGCTTTATTGCATGAAATTGGCGCTCCTAAGGGCAATATGTACTCAGCAGTATCTAGCTACACTGAGACAGCTTTAGCTGATGCTAATACGGCTCTAGGCGTTAATCCTCAGGTTGGTGATGCTTTAGCATCTGCGATGATTCGCGGCAAGTATGCAGGATTTGAGAGTGTATTACGCACCAATAACCTGCCTTCTAAAACTCACGGTACAGAATCAAATGCTACTCTTACTGTTGCAGCTGCTCCTTTGCAGACTTACGCAGCGGCTAAAGACTCAATGCAAATGACTCTATCTCTGTCGGGTGGTGATGCAGGTGGTACTATTGTTGCGGGACAGCAATTGCGTTTTACCACTAAGTATCTAACCAATATGCGTAACCATAAAACGGTCATCAATCAATCAGGTGCAGAAGAAGGCTTCACTGTTACTGTATTGGCTGATGCTACTGCTGATGGTTCAGGTAACTATACGTTAAGCGTGTCGGGTGCGGCTATTTTTGAGACTGGTGTAGATGGTGCTTTTAACAACATTAGTGAGCTAATCGCTATTTCAGATGTTGCCACAGTACTAGGTACGGCTGACAAGTCATACCGCCCAGCATTATCTTACTGTGGTCGTGACTTCTTTGGTTGTGGTTCTGTTAAGCTTGACCCACTACCAAACATGATCTCTAAAGTAATCAATATGCCTGATCAAGGTTTGTCGATTCGCGTATCAATGGACTCAGCTATCTTGGCTAACTCTAGCTATGTGCGCTTTGACTTGCTACCAACCTTCGCTTGTTACAATCCTTTCTTAGGTGTACAAGTTGGCGGTTAATTAGCAAATACGCTAATATGAGAAGGGGCTTAATTGCCCCTTTTGCAGTAAAAAACTATGGAAAAGTCATGGCTACAATACGAGAAGCAATAAAAGACGCTTTCTTTGTTCTAGGCGTAGAAACAGCTTATACATTGGCTGATGATGATGCATACGAAAGGGCTTATCGCTCTTTTTCTCCTTATCTTCAAACTTTACAAACTCAAGGCTTAAAGATATTTACAGGCCAAGATTTTAATAATATCGATGATCAACTTCCTGTTATTGAGCAAGCCTATATATTTATATACTCAAGCTTTGCTCTTTACGTTGCTCCAATCATGGGCGTTCAAGCTGATCAAATGTCCATTGCTTTGGCTAAACAGTCAGAAAATGATATGCGCTCTTTATGGGGTGCTGATGTCAATGTGGTATTTCCTGAAAACCTTCCTATTGGTTCGGGCAATGAGTACAACAGCAGCGGCTCATATATCGACCCATTTTATCCAAACTGCGACCCTATTGTTTATGACTTAGACTGTGACGATGAGTGCGGTGATTGTTGTGGCGTTGAATCAAGTATAGTAGGTAACAAATGAGCAGAGAGAAATTCTATTGCTGGCTGCAGACAGTTCCAACAGTCAACACATTATCGAGCGCGACAAAGTTTATAATCACGCAGGGAAACAATGTAAATTCAATCACTTGGGCTGACCTATTAAAGAATATTGTCATACCAGTTCCACCTGTACAAACTAAAAAAATAATAGAAATCGATGATGATTATCAGTTGATTGGCGATGAAGATATCATTGCTTGTACGGGTGCGTTAACTATTACTCTTATTCCTGTCTCTGAGTCTGTAAAGGATGTGACTATTGATGCTGAAGGTGGAACGGTAACTTTTAATGTGGCTGCAGCTGGTGACTCTTTAGAATCAGCAAATGTAGTAAGCGGCAATAAGCTTACAATTTACGGAAAGAAATCAACTAATACATGGAGATCGGCATGACAGATATAAAAGTTGATTCTGCGCTTCGAGATATTTATTTCACTGATGGAGGAAATAACGACCACTCAGGAAGTTCCTTGCAGTTTGCAAAAATGACTTTTGAGGGCGCTTCTAGCGCGGTTATCAGCCTTGATCCACCACCTGAGCTTTTCAATCCGGCAAGCATTATCGACCCTACAGGCAGCAGACACGTAGAAAACTTTGTTATACCTGATAATGTTCAGCTAGGCGCTAGATATTCATCTATAGCAGGCTCATCTGCTGGGGTTGTTGTTAGTGCAGGCGAAAATGCACAGGCAGAGTTTTTAACAATATCTACAAGC